TGTCCAGTTATCAAGAGTAAGTGCACCACCGTCTGTTGCACTCATGTCTAGATCAACAGTTGCTAGACCTGATACGTCTACACCTAAGTCCAAACCCATTGCACCACCCCATTTATCTGTTGTAGCGTTTTGTGTGAACTTTAGTTCCACTTCACCTGATAGTACCGGGCCTGGTACTGCTGGTGTTTCAGCGTATGCCGCGCTTGCGAACATAACTGCTGCTATAATACTAAATACTTTGCGCATAATATTTCCTTTTTGTTGTGTGTAAAAATAGTGGGCAAGAAGTAGTTGTTCTTGCCCACGTTTTATTTATATAAACTCCATGCTGCAACTGCACAATTATTAAACCAATAGTTACAATTGTTGCAAATATACAACATTATCCTCCTACATAAATTCCTTTGCTTGGCTTATACCAAACTTTTTGATGGTGTATACGTCCTAATAGTTCTTGTATCTCATGCATCTCATTTTTGAGTTGCTCGGATGTTTCTCCTTGGGCAATAGCAAGACCTCTACGACCTGCTTTTGCTCTAAGGGCATGTTCAATTATTTCAATATCACGAACAGTCAATTCAAACTTTAGATTCGGTTTCATTTAATACTTCTTTCGTTATTTTATTAGCCGGCATACAAGCAACATTTACTATTGTATCGTTGAATCCTGCAACATTGATAACTTCTATTGCAAGTCTATCGCTGTTAGCAGGATCGTTGATATATGCTTTACATTGGTTTTGTGTGTCAAATTGTAAACTTTTGATTGCAAATGGATCTGCTTCCAACATTGCAAATACGATTAACCACTTCATTTTTTAACATTCAAATTCATTGGAGAATATTGTTCTCCGTTATACCCGCTACCAGTGCCGTCTACGCCTGAGTTGCAAGCAAATACAACAACACATAAAAAGAAAGCACTCCACAGTGTGGCACGTTTACTCCAAAGGATGAATCCATCCATTGCTTCTTCTGCTTGTTTTTGTGCTGCTGCTCTTACATCATCACTCATTGACATAGATCCTCATACTTGGTAGTATGGGCTCTGTGTAATACACCGTTTGGCAGTTTTTCAGTGGTGAATAGTTTTAGAAAATATTTTAGCATCTGTGTCTCCTGTGTGTATATAATATATAGCAGGTCAACTGTGTAAAGTCAACCTTACTTGGGTGTGTAAAATTGTAGCAGTTATTCAATATTACGAACTTGCCTTCCGCTATGACACATTTTTATACATAGCGGAGGAGGATTATCACTATTCCATGCTTTTTCACAACAATGATTTTGATAGTAATCATGATTTACTATATCATATAAATCATAGTAATTTAAATTATTCCAATTAGGATCTTGCTCGAAAGCCTTGGTCAGTGCTTTATCAGACATTAAAGTGTTATCTGTAGGATGTGCATAACTTTCTACTAGGTAATGACAACAAGGCCATACTTTCCCATCAATGTTAATTTCCCAATCCCGTTCTATTGCATCATCAAATTCGTTATAACTCATACAATCTATATTATACATAGCCATATTCCTCTAATAATGATGTTGCTTCGTCTATAATTAATTTATCACACAAACCTTCGGCAGGATTATCTGTCCTGGTAATTTTAAATACTAGTTGCCTTTTTTCAAGCTTTAGTCCTTTAGCAATGCTGATTACTTCTGGTATTGTTTTGTAGTTCCAATTAAAAAGAATATAATGCCATTCTATTCTGCCGCCGTTTTCATGAAATGCAATCATGTTATCCCATGCTTGTTGGAACTTTACACCTTTTCTGTATTTCCAATTCATTTCATGATCTATTCCATCAATGCCAAATGCAATGGTTAGTTTTCTATTCTTTTTTGCCTGCGCTGCATACCAGTTCGGTCGACGTATCCCCCCGTTTGTATTAATTAGAACACCATTTACTATATTATAGTCAAAAGCAATATCCAAAATTTCGTCTATACAAGGATGCATCATAGGATCACCTAACTCTCCGCATAGTTGTAATTGGCCAAACTTTTGCCATTTAGTGTAGCCACTATCTAAAAATTTTTTAAAGTTAGATGGGTCCATGTGAAATTGATTTTTTTTAATCCAATTAGAAGGAGTACCGTCTTCGTTATTTCTTTGACACCCTGCACAGAAGGCTTGACAATAACTTGAAATAGTTATATCAAAAGAGTTAATTTGTTTTTTTACCATTAAGCCTACTATATGTTATGCCACTTTCTGTTGCTAGGCTGTGGCCGCCCCCTTAATTATGCTGCTAGAGCGTAACCAGAAGGTGCAAAGTTTGAATTTGCATCTAGTTTTTTTGACCAATAACGCAGTCATCCGGTTAACTCCACTTCACTTTCACACCTGTCGATCCCATGTCAGGCCCATCATAAACGCACTTTCTTGGCTCGGTCAGGAGTTGTGTGCTGCACCACACCTATTATGCAGATAGGCGAAATGCGTTTATGGTGGACCTGCCCGGAATTGAACCGGGGTCCAGTATGTGTCCACGTTGCTTCAACGCTAACAGTTTATTTATAAAGTCTATATTTTATAGTGTCAACCACTCTTTTACTTAAAACAATTTCGTAATGGTTTCTATCAATTGTTGTGTATTCTACATCGCCTCTGCAAGTCATTGAATGTCGTGTAACAATACCATCATTCTTTCCTGATAACCAAGGAACATCACCTGTTGTAGTAACAATTTGTAACCAAGGAACTTTTATTGAAAGTTTTCTACTGCCTTTTATAAACGCACTATGTGGCGTAATGTCTCTAAATAATTGGTATCCTGGATTAAGTAAACCTCCCCAAGTTGCTATCTCGCTACCATTAAACGGTGTAGCAAGGCTAACTACACCTTTGATGTCAAATAAATTTTGTAAGTACGTTGCATATACTCCGCCTAAACTATGTGCAATGATACTAAAAGGCCCCTTGTTTTCCTTTAGGATTTCTTTCATTTCATCTAGATTTTCTTCAGCAGTTGTTTCTTTATCATAATTCAGAAAAATAGGATCTTTTGCTTTTATTTCTTTTTGAATATAAGCAAAACTTCTTTCGCTTGCTGTAGCGCCATGTATGAAAATTGTTTTCATATATTATTTATAGTGGGTTTTTGCAAACCATTATTATCAGTGTGCGTCTTTGCTCTATACAATCAATAGCATCAAAGTCATGCCAAGTTTGCTCACCTCTAAAGAATGCTGTGCCACCGTTTTGTATATAAGGGTTTTGATGAGAAAACTCTGTTTTATTTTTATAGATTTTTGTACCTGTGCCTGTGTCTGCTAAACCTAAAACAAAAGTAAAAATCTTTTTAGGATTGTCTGTATGTACTTTATTGTACTGCCAGTCTATATCAATATTATCAAATTGTAATTCTAAGTAGTGTCTAGAAAAATCATACTTCAATATATCAGACAAATCTAGCATAGGTTCTTCTAGCAAATCATGCCATTTACCTTCCTTAAAAGGATGCATTGTACGTGAATCATAACGTGGTAAGTTTTTACTATATTCGTTAAACTCTTTAAACACATCTTGAGGAAGAAAATCATGTATTAGATATTGTTTCCAAGGGTGTTCTATTTTCTCAACTATCATACAAGAACACTTTCATCTCGCCATTGATCATTTACATAATTTACAATAACACTGATCCTATCATCTTGTAAAGGTTCTAGTTTGTGAGGTTCATTCCCTGTGTTTACAAAAAACCATCCACTACCTCTTTTGGCTCTTGTTTTTATATTGTTGAAAGTTGTGCTTGTTTCTTGGTAATCTAGATATAATTGCAATGAAAAAGTTTTGGCATCATCGTCACAATGATCTTCTAACCAACTACCTTTAAGATCTTTACAAAGTTCAATTCTCAATCTATCAGTTGTGTAATCTTTACCTACAGTTTCGCCAAACATTCTTCTTGTTTCGTACGAATCAAAAAACTCAATTAAGTCCCAAAAACAAGGATGTTCATAGTGATGCATCCAATGCCTAACATTTTTATCTGTTCGTTTACCATTCAATGATCCCCAGGAAAGCACTTCAGACTCGTTTATAATGCATCTTATAAGTTCATCGCTTATAAGTTTTTCAAACTGCCAAATTGTGTAACCTACATTAACTGTGTTTAATATCAATTACCACTCTCCATTCTGTTCTAAATTTTTGGTATACCAATTGATTATCGACATAGACTCTGCCTTTAACAATCTTAAATTCTTTTGGAGGATTGTATAGTGTAGGATCGGCTAGTTCTTGCGGCCAATCTTCTATTACCTCTTGAATATAACAAAGTCTATCTTTTGTTACCTTTTGTATTCCCCGCGGACAATTTTCAGCAAGGTTATCATAACTTACATAGTTTAAATTTTTGATGCTAAATTCATGATCCTTAGGATCGCAAAATTTCATATGTGGAAAACGCTGCTGAATGTCTCCTTTGTAGTCTGTAAAAATAGCATACACAGGATAAGGATATACTCTTTGAAAATATAATCTAGTGTTACCAGGATGACACGCAACTTTTTTGCCAAAGTAAACAACACACATTGGGTGTTTAATCCTTCCACCTTCGGCAATATCTTTTCCTATCACTGAAATTGCGTTTGTTTTTTCAAGTAAGTCAGCATTTGCTCTAGGATGGTTAGACAGAAATTTTGGTCCACAACGTTTTGTCATATCACTTACCATTTCTTCTATGTCATCTGAAATGCCGCTGTATGGTTTATTTCTAACAAGCCCTACATCTTCAAGTGTGGATTTTGCTACATAGGTTTTTGTGCCACAGAATCTATCAAAGTCTGCAAGTAGTTCTACTAGTTGGTCATATGATTTTAATTTTATGTGTTGATTTATAGGGCTCATACTAACTATATTACTACGTAAGCAATTGATTGTCAAGAATTATTTTACTGATTGTCAAGAATTATTTTACGTGTTCATTCGACGTGACTCTGGACCGTTATGTCTAACACTTGCTGTAGACTCATTCCTTGGTATTGAGGATTTAATCTTACAACTGCTCCTGCTTCGTCATCTTGATCTCTTTTATGTAAACCAAAATAAATTGTTAAATCATCTTCGTCAATATCTTCTTGTCTTTTATTTGCTGCCCAAAGTGCTGACATTAAAAGTAACGATACTGTCAAAGGTTTATCTTCTATTTTTCGTTTGGTAATATACTCAATAGTGTTACGTCTAACTTGAGTATAATAGTTGGCTCTTGCTGCCAAATCGTTAAGGTATTTTACGTTTTCTCTATCCATTTTTTACCAGCGGAGAATCAGGATGGAACCAGTACAGAAGACTACCGCCAGCTTCTAATTGTTTTAATAGATCATCAGTTCTATAGAATGTAGGAGTGTGTCCATGCATGTGTACTTCCCAATTGTCACTACCGCCTTCGTTAAACACATAACCAGGCTTAGATCTTTTGAACTGGATAAATTTATAATCTAAAGTTTCCCCATCATATTCTGTAGGGTGTACATTATACTCTGCTAATAAGTGCAATCTTAAATCTTCTACGGTATCCATTTATATCTCCTACATGTATTTATTACATTTCCATTTTCTTATCTTGGATTTGTTTACGTCTTTGAGGTATAAGAGCCTTTAATTCATTGAGTGCCTGTCGTGCTCTTACAGCACTAACCTTAACACCTTCTTGTTCAAATTTTTCTGATTCTCTAATATAGGTTGTGAATAGGGCTTTTAGTTCATCATGTAAGTCAGTCATTAATCACCAATTATTACTGTTGATTGAGTAGAAGAGTTTATTTTATTTGCATCACATGCATCATTTACTCTTGCTGCTAATGCTGCTTCAATGTATACACTACCACTACTTCCTGCTATTGAAGCAGTATGTGGAACACAGGTTATTCCTGAGGTAATTTCATGTGATACAGTATTATCGCCTAAACGACATGCTAGAATACCCTCAACATAAACAGTCGACTGGCCAGGACTTGCTAGTGTAGTTGTACCATCACAACCGTGTCCTGTCAAAACACCATCACCTGCTCTTGCTGAAAGGTTATCTGCCATTATACCATTTGTACTCCGGTTGTACTTGTAATATACTGCTTGGCCATTTCTGTGTCAGTTTTAGCAACAAACAGAATACTATGTTTATTTAACCTAATATCTGCACCTTGAGGTACAGTGAAAGCATATGGACCTAAGCCGATACCTTGTTGTGTTGCCATTAGAGCAAGTGGTTTTTGAATTGTAAGTGTTGTATCATTTTCTTCTACAAAACGACCTACAATTTCATCACCACTAGTAATTTTTACAGTAATGGTGTCGTGTTTTTTATATGGTGCTTCAATTAACATTATAATGTGTATCCTGTTCCGTTATAGCCTGTATCTTCGATATATTTTACAAATTGCTCGTAGCCTCCTACTTTAAGACCGTTTACAACAATCTGTGGAAATGTACGTGCTTCTGGAAACTCTGTTAGCACTTCGTCTCTGTCAAAGTCTTTTCCCAGTTCTCTGTATTTAAATGGATAGTTATATTTCTCGCATAATGCTTTTGCTTTTGTGCATGACGGACATGCTGGTTTACCCCAAATGTATATCATAGTGAAAATCCTTTGAATGTATCTTCTGTTACGTCTTGTTTTGTACCACCGTTGATGTAACTGGTGATTTCTGTTTCTTGTGGAGCCACTTGTACGTCTGCACCACTAATCCATTTTTGTGTCCAAGGTAACGGATTTGTTTTGATTGTGTAAGGTGACTTTAATGCAACGTTTGTCATTCTGCGTGTGCAAATAAATTCAATGTAGTCACTTAGTAGTTGTGTGTTAAGTCCGATCATCGAACCATCTTTAAACAAATACTCTGCCCATGCTTTTTCTTGATCAACTGCATCTACAAACATCTGAACGCATTCTTGTTCTGTTTCTTCTGCAATTTTAGCAAAGTCAGGATCATCTTTCTTAAGAAGTTTTAGCAACATCTGTGTTGATGCAAGATGTAGGTTTTCATCACGAGCAATTAGTTTGATAATCTTCGCATTACCTTCCATCTTCTTAAGTTCTGCAAACGCCCATGAGCAAGCAAACGAAACATAAAAACGGACGCCTTCCAAAATGTTGACACTCATTAAGGTAAGCCAAAGCAGTTTTTTCATTTCATACAAATCAACTTTTACTTTTTTACCATTGACAGTATGTGTGCCTTCACCTAGTAGATTGTAATAGCCTGACAGGTTAATCAATTGATCATAGTATTTTGAAATGTCACCTGCACAGTCTACAATTTCTTCAATGTTCATTAGTTCATCAAAAATTTTACTCGGGTTGCTGTAAACATTGCGGATGATATGTGTATAAGAACGTGAGTGAATAGTTTCTGAAAACGTCCATGTCATAATCCAATTTTCTAATTCAGGCAAAGAAACGATAGAACCAAATGCTTCTGCTGGTGCACGACCTTGTACTGAATCTAATAGAATTTGACGTTTTAGGTTTGACGTAAAGATATGCTGTTCAAAGTCTGTTAAGCCTTTAAAGTCTTTTGCATCTTTATAGATATCAACTTCTTCCGGGCGCCAAAAGAAGCCCAGTTGTTTATCAGTCAATTGATCAAACTGTTTATATTTCAGTGTGTCATATCGCTGAATTGTCGGGCCGCCTGTAGGATCTAAAAATGCTAGAACCTGTGTATGGTCGGCACGGTTAGTTGTGTCAAAAACGCTCATGTGTGTCTATCCTTTTTTATTATTATAATGATTTTAGGCTATTTGTCAACCTATACTTTAATTATCTCTAAAGGTTTGGATTGTTTCAGGAGAGAGTAAAATTTTTTCTTATGAACTGGGTGTTGCCTTGGATTTAATCTTTTATTGGGATGTCCTATCCCAATTGCCATCATAGGATCGAATTTTTTATTAGTATATCCATATAATAAATCTGCTAATGCATTTTGATCTAAACATATACAGTTACCTGTTCTTAGACCAATTCTATTTGCTTCAAAGTTTATAATACCTGTAATTGTTCCTATAGCGATGTTTTTGAATTGTTCATATTCTTCTTCATCATCCCAATACTTGTGCATATCTGTAGGAGTATTTTGGCATAGGATTGCAACACATGGAGCATCTACTTGAGGATTACCTAAAAATACTGCTTTAGGATCAGTTTGTTCTTTAAAAAACTCATTATACTCTCTTACATGTCTTTGTTCATCAGGGTGACCTGATAGGCTATAAATATTTTTTATTAAATCTTTATTTTTAGTAAAGATCACTTTTACAAAATTATAGCCATCTTTCATGTTTGCCCATTTTATACACTCTGCAAGATAATCTATAAGATGATCTGAAACTTCAGCATCATCGAAATTACGATGACAGATTTTCATATGTCTAATGTTTTCTAAATCACGCATGTCTCACAGTACTCGTCTTCTTCAACTAAAGTATAACCATTTGCATCTGGCTCTTCTTGTTCCACAACAAGTTTTGAAATATCTAACTCTCCCTGCCCATCGTTTGTATTAAAGTAGTAGAGTTGTTTGCCTCCATACTTGTAAAACATAAGCAGGTGTTGTAACATTGTTGACATTGGAATCTTTTCATCATCGTAGAACACAGGGTTATAACTTGTGTTCACTGAAATACCTTGATCGATATATTTTTGTAGCACCGCCATAATTTTCAAATAACCTTCTGGCGATTGTTGGTCCCATAACAAATCATATTTGTTCTTAAGACGCTTGAATTCTGGAACTACTTGTTTCAGTACACCATGCTTTGATTGCTTTACACTGATATATGCTCTTGGTGGTTCGATACCGTTTGTAGCGTTTGCAATCTGCGCACTTGTTTCACTCGGCATTAGAGCCATTAGTGTTGAGTTACGAATGCCTGTTTCTTTGAGTTGCTTGCGCAATCCTTTCCAGTCCATGCGTTCTTTGTGTTTCACAAGATCGTCTACATCTTTTTTGTATGTTTGATTAGGTGTAATACCTTGTCCATATTTTGTTTCTGGTGTGCCAGGACATGCACCTTGCTCTGCTGCAATATCAGCACTTGCTTTGATTAGATAGTAACTCCATGCTTCAGCATATTCATCGATTAGTTCTAAACCAGCACTATTGATATTTTGATAATTAAGACCATGTTTTGCAAGCCAGTATGCAAAGTTAATAATACCAACACCTAGCGGGCGGCGCTTTTCTGTTGAAAGTTGTGCAGCAAGAATTGGATAGTTTTGATAGCTTAGTAGTGCGTCTAAACCACGTACTGCCAGTGTACATGCTTTTTCAAAATCTTCTGGTGTACGCACATTGCCCCAGTTGATTGCTGAAAGTGTACATAGTGAAATTTCACCCTCTGGATCATTCAAGTCATTTAGTGGCTTTGTTGGTAAGTTAATTTCTGCACATAAGTTTGACTGTCTAATAGGCGCAACTTCTGGTAGAAATGAGCCGTGGTCGTTTGCATTGTCTACATTCTGTAAATAGATACGTCCAGTACTTTTGCGCTCCTCCATAAACGATGCAAAAAGTGTAGCAGCAGGAATAGTTTTCTTACGTAGTCTAGTGTTTCTTTCTGCGTTTTCGTATAACTCTCTAAACTTATCTTGGTCGGCAAAGAAAGCATCATACAAACCAGGAACATCACTTGGTGAAAATAATGTAATGTTACCACCAGTAATTAGTCTTTCGTACATTAACTTGTTGAACTGTACACCGTAGTCCATATGACGAACACGATTTTCTTCTGTGCCTTTATTGTTCTTTAGCACAAGAAGTTCTTCTGCTTCTAGGTGCCAAATTGGATAGTAGATAGTTGCTGCGCCGCCGCGCACTCCACCTTGGCTACATGACTTAGTTGCGGCTTGAAACATTTTATAGAAAGGAATAACACCTGTGTGATATGCATCTCCTTTGCGTATCGGTGAACCAATAGCACGAATACTTCCGCCACCGATACCAATGCCTGCTTTTTGACTTACATATTTTACTATAGATGAACTAGTAGCGTTAATGCTGTCAAGGCTATCATCAGTTTCAATAAGTACGCAACTACTAAACTGTCTTTGCGGTGTACGTACACCCGCCATAACAGGAGTAGGCAAACTTATGTCGTGTAAACTAATCGCATCATAATAATCTTTCACCCATTTCAATCTTGTTTCTTTTGGATAGTTTGCAAATAAACTTGCTGCAATAAGAATATAGCACATTTGTGGTGTTTCAAAGATCTCACCAGTTACTCTATTTTGGCAAAGATACTTACCACGCAACTGCTCCATTGCAACATAGGTCAGGTTTTCATCACGCTCGTGTTTTACAAAGCCTTCGATTTTATCCCATTCTTCGTCGTTGTATGTTCCGAGCAATTCTGGATCATAAAACCCTGCTTCTGTATTACGTTCTACTAATTCACGGACTGTGCATGGAGTATATCCGCCATAAACTTCTTTACGTAAATGATAATTGATAAGTCTACCGCCAACATACTGATAGTTAGGTGTTTCTTCTGTGATTAAATCTGCTGCGGCTTTAATCAATGTTTCTTGAATTTCGCTGGATTTCATTCCATTAAAAAATTGGATTTGACTTTTGATTTCTACCTCGCTTGGACTAACACCAGTTGTGTCTTTACATGCATTAAAAACAACCTTATGTAGTTTTTCAATGTCTAGTGGTTCTTTTCGTCCATCTCGCTTGGTAACTTGAATCATTATCTTTTCCTTTTTAATAAAATGAGGCACCTACAACGCTGGTAGATGCCAATTAACGTAACTTTAATAATTGGTATTTATTATCTACAACAAGGTGGTCAGGTAAACTAGATGCTTTTACTGCTTTGCTTCTGTCAAAGCCAATTACAGCGTTATCTACACAAAGCAGGTGCATTAGTTCTGATTTCTCCCTATCAATGCATGTATGTATCTCGAATTGCTTCTGGGAAAAACGTTCGGTTAATTGAAGCGTATATGCTTTTCCTAGAATTGTTGCAAACTCGCAATACGAATTTTCGTAAATCAGTGTCCAAGGATCTGGCCACGTTTGTTCATCATATGGATCAATGTGTATACTGACTAAAGGTGCAGTATTATATAAATTTATTACATCTTGGATAGGATCCTTTGCAGTCTCCAAGCCTTCTCGAAATAATTTCCAAGCACGGAGTCTATCCTCATATTTTAAATCAAACATTAAGACCTATAGTTTACTGTGTATACAAAATTATCGTTCGCTACTGGGATTGTGTTTTTTAATGTAATATGGATAGTGTCATCTGTGCCATCGCTGTTGTTATCAACAACAGATGCTGCCCATGTAAATGCTGTGTTATATAAAGCTGGCCCTGTATGTGTATATACATCGCTCAACTGTGGTGTTACTAAACTTGCGTTATTAACAATCGAAAGTGTGCCTTCTCTTTGAATACCTTGTCCAGTTTCTGTATATAGATATTCAATTTCAATGACACCGTTTTCAATCAAAGGAACTTTTATCATTTCTTTAGCAGTGGTTTGTTGTCCAATTTCAAATTGGTTAGTAAATTTTCCTACTACTTTGGTTTGACCATCTACTTCTGGATAGTAAACAGAATCAATAAAGAAGAAACCACCATCCGGGTTGTTAGGAAGTAACTTACCTGTTCTATCAAAGAAGTCTGTTTCACTTAGATTTGTGTTGCTCGAAAGTGCAATAACTGGACTTACTGTGCCGTCTGTTGTATCACCAAGATTTGTACCTACTTCAAAAAACTTATTATCTCTAGATACGTTGTATTCTCCGTGTACAATTTTTATACCTTCACGCTTTATCTGATCAAATTTACAATTTGATATAGTGCTAAACCGTGGACCATAGTTACTACCAGGAGTACCTAAACTCATAGCCTCACCAAATGCCATTGCAACATCTCCATATGTAAATTCACAATCTTTCCATGTATTATCTCTAATATCATGATCACTATACACGTGATATTCAAAACTGTCAATCATTATATTGTCAAACACATTACCGATACATGTAACTGAATCACTATCTGAGTTCATTTCGATTGCTTTTTGATTTCCTGTTGCTGATACTTTCCACTTACCTGTCATTTTAAGATTTTTGAATTCGCCAAATGCACAGTTGTTTAGGAATAGTATTCTTCCTGTTTCACCTTGATGTTCTAGATACATATCACTTATACCAATAAATCTACACTGTTGTGGATTTATAGCATTGTAAGGCTCTGGACTATCTACTGGAATAACACCATTACCTGCATAATTACTGCTGACTGTTTGAAACATAGGAGTGTTTGCCGCAGTCATTGTAATCTTCGTATTTTCAACACCTGCACCAATTAATTGTACAAACGGTGGAATCGGAATTGTTGCGTTGATAAAATAATTGCCTGCAGGAAAATATAATTTATATCTTAATGCACGATCTGTAAGTCCGTTTAAAAACAAAGAATCTATTGCTTGAATTAATTTTGTTGTAACATTTGTTCCATCTCCGATTACACCAAAGTCTGCAACAGAAACAAAATCATCTAATTTATCTTGTAAACTTCTTTTGTAAGGAGCACTCGTTCCCCAAATAGAACTAGTTTTTTTAAAACTATAAGAATCAGTAAAGTCAAATATATCATCATTTGCAGTTAGGATTTGTGTATTACCTACTGCCGGCGCACCTTCTGATACTGCGCCGTTACCAATGTATAATTTTTGTGTGTCAATTGCCCAACCAATTTCACCTGATGCGAGTTGTGGGATACCTGTTGTACCTTCACGCCCTCTACGTTGTTGAATTCTAGAAATTTGAATTACAGCCACTCGTCTTACTCCTTGCTAAATGTATTTAGCCTTATACCTTGACGAAGTAAGTCTGAGGATACCAATCATTCTCAGTTCCAGTTGGGGTTGTTACAGCAACAAAACACTTACCCGTGTCGCCGTCATTACGAACTTCTAAAATTGTTCCTTTATAAGTCGAATATGGTCCTTCAACAAATTCTACATTATCACCGACTCTGTAATTTTCCATGATTTTCTCCTTGTATCGTATTTATGCGTATTTTTCGTAATATGCATAAACTCTATTCCACCATTCTTGTTCCCATTCGCCAAATTCATCTGGCCACAAATCAAACTGCTGGTACTCACCTGCACGACTACACATAAAGATATGTCCTTCACGTATGTTTGTGCCATGCACTTCGTTGTGTGCAATTGCATATGCTGTAAGTTGTAGGAAGTAATCTTCAACCCATTCAACTTTCTTAGGACGATTCGTCTGTTTAAAATCCATGATGCAAGGCTGTCCTTTGTATACTCCTACAAGATCTGTTGTACCTGCATACATCTGTGGAACATAGAGTGGAACTTCGCTACCCCATATCTCATCTACATGATCCATTGCATTTGCTTTAATCTGCTCTGCCATCATGTGTGCTTGCTGTGCATAAGGGTTGCTGCCAGGTTGTGGCCATTCTCCAAACTCAATGTAGTCTTCAAGATACTTGTGCATCCTTGTTCCTACACCTGCTGCTTCAGTTGTGATTTCTTGTGCTTTCTTTTCACCTACTCGTCTACGCCATTCGATAAGATGTGTCTTATCTTTTGTTTCGCCTAATATGGTAGTAACACTTGCTACTGGTGGGCCGCCTGGCGTTTCATACCTGCGCTTTCCGTTAACTTCTACTCGTTTGAGTTTTTCGTATTTGTATTTTTCTAATATTAAGGACATAATATTTTATAGCATCTATTTTTAAATAAGTCAATATAATGTTTCATGGTGCATGGTATAGTGTTACAATTTCTTTGATAGGACGATCCTTAAAAAGCGATTGATGTTTTTTTGCAATACTTACAAATAGATTGTAATTATGATTTACAATATCTGTAAAATCTTGTGTGGCAAATAATTCTTTTGCAAATTTTATTCTTTCTATTATTTTATCCATATTACTTGCAAATGTTATATAAGGATATGGCAAGTATTTTTCAAATGTTTTAAAACCTAAGTTTTCTAACAACTCATTTGAGCCGTTACCCGCTATCAAAAGAAATGGACTATGATTAGCAATTGGCCACCATGTTTTTTCTGTTATGATAGGATAAGAATGGCACCAAGTTTCTGATACTATTTCAAAATCAGTTTGTTTATATAATTTTTTGTTTCTTTTACCCATAGAATTAAAACTACCGTTTTCGTCAAAAGCTTTCTTCATATCTCTTATAGGAGCATGTTTATCTGCAAATCTAAAAAATTTTTTATCAACTTTAAATTCTGGAGGAGCATGTTCACCATTAAAACTCCAAAGATTACCTTGAAGCAAATTATTTTCGTGAAGTTGTTTCGCTACAGGATATCTATTGTCTTTCCAAACTTTCCCCATTAAAAATAAAAACTTTTTATGTCCGTAAGAATATGGTGCAGGCTTACCATTATGATCATAAACATACATCAAACAAGCAGGAATTATTCTTACTTCATCCCATAATGACAAATCAGTAGACTTTTTCCCACAAGGATGTAAAGGATGATACCAAGAATTAATTATCAAAATATGTTTACATTTTGGATATTTTTCTTTTGCTATAAATGCAAATTTATTGAAGTCTATGTTATAAACTTCTCTAGTTGCATTCCAGTAGATTTTATCATTACATACTTCTAATTCAAAGTTACCGTCGGAATAGTGTAATATTTCTAAGTCTACTACACTGTTGATAAAGTTTAGCATTAATCAAAGTCGCCTACCTTTGTTGCCCTCTTTGCCATTTTAGAAACAGTGTCTTTTTCTTTACGCTTCTTTTGTGGTAAATCATCTACTTCACTTGTTTTAAATTCGATTACATCTGCACTTGGATCTACATTTTTAATAGCATCATTAATTCTAGGATCTTCTTTCATTGCCCTCATAAGAACATCACCATTGAATTGAGTTTCGCCTGCATTACGCATCAAGCGATCCATTTGTGAAATACTGATTTGAGATACATCTTTGTCTCGTAAGATATTAATCACACGATACATATTAGTAGTGTCAATATTTTCACTTACTTTTTTTTTGAAAGTGTTTGAGCAAGTTTACGTGGATTAACAGATTCTTTTTTTACTTTTTTAGTAATGCGTTCGATGCTTTCACGCTTTTCGCGACCTGCATCTTCTTCGCCGCCTGCTGCTGCTGCGTCTGCTCCAAACTGATCGTCTGAACCTTCTGCGTCACCATCTAGATCTGGCATGTCGTCCATGTCTGCTGTTGGTTCCATTTCTGGTTCCATGTCCATGTCATCATCGCCCATCATGTCTGCTGGCTCTGCTTCGCCTGTTAGTTGGCCAACGCCACTTGTTAATGCAGCACGAGTTGATTCTAATGCACCATATAATTCATCTAGTGCAGGTTTTACTGTTTGTGTAAATGTTTCTGCTGCTTCTGTACCCATTTCGTCACGAATTGCATCTGCAAGTTCTAGCATTGATTCTGACTGCATTTCTGCTGTGTCTTCCATCCAACCTGTAACTCTGTCAACCATATCTTTGGCTGCCATTACTAGTTCTGCTTCGTCTTCTGCACCTTCAGTTACAACCGCTTCTTCCATTTCTTCAATGTCACCACGCTCTGATAGTTCTGCATTTAGAACATCAAGCATCATTCTTGATTTTTGATAATCATCACTTTCGATAACATTGTTAAAACTTTCACTCATTTCAACTTGTGATAGTTTTGTACGGATTCTATTACGAACGTCCTGTAGTTGTTCTAGAGTAAACTGCTCTAGATTGATCTTTTTACCAAATCTCTTTCCTAGAGATTCGTTTAAACTTTTTGCTGTGATAGGTGTAGCGAACTCTTTTATTTGCATTATTCTCTTCCTAATGGGTTTGTTATAGTTATTTATCTAATTTGTGATAATATTACGTTATCTAGAAGGCGAGTTGCTTGGTCAATTCTATCCTGTGCATCGTCTCTTCTGATTTCTAAATTATATTGTCTTTCGCTGTCTTCGGTAGATGCAATCACTGCATTATAAAAACAACAATCGTTAGTAAACTTTTCTATAATACTATCCTGTTGTTTAATAGTATATGTTTGCGATTTGTTTAAATGTGCGTAAGATAATGCAATACCTGCAATTTTAGAAAAAACAACATCTACAGTTGTATTTTTACGTGTATCGATTATCACATATCCATGACGTTTGCTTGGACGTATCATGTAATGACCTACACGAATTCTATTGCCTTTTTTAAAAGGTGCGATTACTTCCTTTGTCTTTTTATCAACAATTTCTTGAAGTTCAGTGAGTGCTTGTTCCAGAGTTTTCATTGGGTTTTACCACCATCATACCTTTATAATTGACTCTAGTCAAGAGGCTTTTCTTGACTAAATTTTCAGCAACGAATTTTTCACGTTCTGTTAAGTTATCAATATAACAAGGACTATTGATCTTGTCAAGAAGATTTTGTTCTTCATTGGTGATAAAAATATCAAAGTCTGTTATAAGGTCGTTCATCTTCATACTGAAATTGATCTCTTAACGTCTGCTTTTTTATATGTTACACTATTAGGTTGTGATGGTGACTTTGTACCCTCTGGATTTTCCAATTCTACTTCGTCACCCTTGACTGCTTTTACTTTAAACTCTGTAGGGCCGCCTGCTTGCCCAGTTGGTAATTTTACTTTTTTACCCGGTTGTAGTAATTTATCCTTTGCAGCATCTATTGCTGACGCTGCTGCTGTTCCAGTTGCTCCAACTGCTGTTCCGACGCCCTTTGCTGCTGCGCCTACACCTTTTGCAATTCCGCCAACTGCTTTTCCAAGGCCACCAACTGCGCTTCCTACGCCGCCTACTGCCTTTGCTGCACCTACTGCTAATGGAACTGCTAATAGAGGCAAAATTTCGTCTAATTTTTCTTTTTCTTCTATAAACTCTTCTGCTCTCATCTTCTTCTCTTTGTTTTAAGTCCACGTCTATACTTTGGACGTAACTTATTTAACCTCGTTATCTTATTTGCAGTAGGACGTCTGACTGTATGATAACGTCTAATACTTTGACTACGTGCTCTAGTGCGTCTAGTTTTCTTTGCTGAAATACTCTTTTTACCACTTATTGGTGTTGAACAAGTACTAGCTTTAGCGACAACTCGACCACGTTTTGCACCACTTGTACATCTATAACGCCTTACCATTGTGCCTTTAGGACCACGTCCCCAAGTAGCACGAAAGTTTTCACCTATGTCTATGACTTCTGCTACGATCATCTTCTTTTATTCAACTGTTTTAATCTTTTACTTGCAGGGTTGACACGCTTGGTTCTTTTTGCTTTACGTGCCATTTTTGTACCAATTGCCTTTTTTAGTCTTTTGAATCTTGCACTTTGTTTAAAGTCAAGTGGTGCAAAACATTGACTCATTTTGCTAACAATTCTGCCGTGTCTTCTTCCCCCAGAACATCTATACTTGCGGACAACTCTTTTACCTGTGCGTCCCCATACCTGCTTTTCGTCAAGAGATTCTTTTTTTGCTTTTTCTATTTCTTCTTGACCTTCTTCAGATTTAAACCAACTGATAATCCATTTACCCATTTTGTAAATAGTATAAATTGACAACAATCCAAGTCCAAGACCGACTAGTATTTTAAATGCAGTTTCACCTATTAAAGAAATTATCCATTCAATAATATCTTCTATAATATCTCCTGCTCTTCTTAACTTACGTCCTATGTTTCTTGGCGGACGATTATCCATTCCCATTTTCCTATCGATGGCTGCGGCTGCTGCAAGTTCGCTTGCTTTGACTCCATCTAAGTAGGCTTGTATATCTTCTACACTAACATCGTATGCTGTAGGAGGAAGCATGACTCCTGTAGGAATATCTATATTAGATTCTATGTCGTTTTTAAAATCTAAATCTATATTTGGAAATTCTATATCTGCTTGTTCAAGTGCTTTACTTGTGATATATGCTGCAAGAGTTATTCCGCCTGCTATTAACATTTGTGTTAAAATTTGTCCAAGAGGAATAGCAATTGCCACTTCGTCTATTTTTTGTTTTTCTGATATGAGGTCTCTTACTAGCATGTAGTATTTATGCTAGATTTGCATTATTATAACTACAATAGTGGATAGCAATCCTGCTACAATTGTTCCTGCGGCTCCAATAATGACCTTGGTCAAACTATTTTGTCCTGCTTGCATTTGATCCGCAATACCGTCTAGTTTATTTTCAACTGTAGTTAAACGCTTTTCAAACTGCTCGTAACGGAGGGCACACAGATCAACATGTGCTTCTAATGATTCTTTTTCTAATGCGGTTGATGTTAAAGACATCTATTTTTATTCCTTGTAAGTAAACTCGAAGTTGGCCTTAATGTTGTAGATGCCTAAATGTTTTTATAACACTAATACTATTTATCTTTTATAACAAAAGTATTTCTATCTGCACTTCCATTAGTCAAAAATGCAGAAACCGTGAAATCATTTGTTTCCTCTAGATCAGTTATTATTGGAACTAAGTCAAAATCATTTATCAAATCTTCTAATGGAAATTCATTTTCATACTCAAAATCTAGTTGCCATACCTTTTGAATACCTTTTATATTATTTCCAAAGTCTAGTTTATCTGTTTCTATTTCTGATACAATAGGTTGATTGTTAACGATAGCATTTGCCCTTAAACTTGCTGTTTGAATTACTGTAAGATAATTTTGCTGTTGCTTATATTCATAAGGATCATCGCCCCTTCGTGCATCAGTTCTTGTTATATCAACAAGGGTATACAAACTACATCTCATATTGTACTTATTCCATAAAAAAAGGGTCCACAAAATTGTGAACCCTTTGGTTAGCCCTATTATGCTTATTAAGCGATAGAAGCACCTGATGCAGTTAGTGCTGCGATTGTTGAAGTACCGCCTGTTGCTGCATCGATTGCTGCTTCTGCTGCACCCCATGAACCGTCAGCAGCACCTGCTGTTGAACCGTCGTTCATTGAATTTGCATTACATACAAACACAACGTTGTTTGATGCTGGTGTACCTACACCATATAGTTCTGCAAAACCTTCTAGTGCTGCAACTGCTTTGTGGAATGTGCTGTTTGCTGCTGTGTATCCTGTTTCGATACCTGTTAATGTGATTTTGAAGAAACCTAGTGCTGGTGTACCGTGGTCGAAACCAACTTCTGTTGTTCTTGCGTTAGCGCCAACTGTTGTTGAGCCAACTGATACTGAATATACGTCTGCCATTTTAATCTCCTTTAATTTACTCTATGGCTGTCCCACGCTCAGTGGAACTCTTATATTGTATTTACCATTTAGGAAAAATTATAGGGGTTTATGGCCGAAAAACGGAGTTTAATTGGGTCTCCAACGGTGTCTTGGCACTAATTTTACTTTACCTGTAACGTAACCTTCACCGCCTTTTTCAGTACCAGTCATTTGCTTGATGTCAGCAGGCGCATCATCTAATTGATCAATAATATGATTCTTTACTGCTGCAACTTTGTTCAATAACGCAAAGATTGCAGGTAAACTTTTAGGACTTTGCTTGTGCTTTTCATATATTTTTACTTGTTTAGGTTGACTAACTTTGCTTGTTTTCAGCCAATTAAAAAATCCATCTACATTAATTTGGTCTAGTTTTTGCGCTTTGACTGTTTGGTTACTAAATGTGTAGATAATGTTTTTAAGATCTGATAAGCCCGGTTGTGATTCTAAGAAATTATCAATAAATTTTGCATTGGCTTTTGCCATTTGTCTAATTTCATTTGTTTCTTTTGTATCTACTGTAGGTGTATGTGGTACATAGGTTTGTGCAAATGCAACAAGATCATTTGTTTGTATACCTTTAACATCATCTAAAGGTTGTCCTACTTTTGCACCAAAACTATCATATTTGCCATGTAATGCTACACCTACTTTACTATTTGCAATACGTTTGCCAATTTCGCTGTTAGGATCTACACTGTAAGTAACCTTGTTAGGAGTAAATTCAATTCCTGATTTGCCTTTTGTTGCTGGCTTTCTTGGTGTGTAGAGCAAGTCTCCGTAGACATAGCCTTCAAAGTCCTTCGGAAATCCCGCTTCAATAATTTTAAATAGATCTGACATCTCCGCAGCAAAATCTTTTCTCCATGGTTCCTGTTCAGCACCTTTGCCTGTGTTCATAATAAACTGTGCTAGATCATTAGCATCAGTACTCATGTTTTTGCCCCAGCCGTTTTTACCAGTAAGTACGAACGTACCGTCAGGCTCGCGGCCAAAATATACAGTTGGATTGCCGTCCCATTTAATAGCAACTTTGCCTTGTCCTTGACCTAGTTGATCTAATGTGTCAGCAGCTTTCATTGCACCTGCTGCACCATCAAAAAATACAAGATCTTCAAGGTGATTATATTCTCTACCTTGCTGTGTTTCTACTAAACGGAACTCTCTATATCTCACTGATAAGTTCCTTAATTCTTCTTAGGTGCTTGTCTGATAAACTTTCATTAGGTAGGCCTTTGCCTTCTTTTTCCATTGTATCTAGCCAAGGACCAACTAATGTTTCAAAGTTTGGATCCTTTCTAAGAAATGCAATTATGCTTTCAACAGTATAAGTATCTTTTTCTGTTGCACCTTTTCCGAGCAGTAATTCTGCGATGTCGTTCCAATTGTTAGCAATAACTTTATCACCTTGTGCTGGATCAACTACGCCAAACTTAGGACTAAATTTATATCCTCTACCTCTTGCTATACTAGACAATAGAATTGCTCTATCTTTACCACTGTAGGCTGCTGTTCCACCACGCTTTGCTCCACGTTGATAATCAGGGTCATCTGTAAGCATGAAGTCAGTTTGCACAAATCCTTTGCCGCCTTGAATAGGCATACGGAAGTGTACTTGGTCGCCAGCATCGTGAATATAACCGCCTGTAAATGGTACTGCGCTTTTATCACCAGTTTTAGCAATCATGTCCTTTTTGCTCATGTTCATGATTTGATCATCTGGAATGCCTTGCTTCTTGCACCAAGCGACAAGTTTTGCTTTTAATTCTTCTTTGCTTATTTTGTTTAGGTCAGTGTTTAGATCTAAGTCACCAGAACTATTCTTTTCAAATGTTCCATCAGGATCTACTTTCTTGCCTGTTGTACCTAGCAAGTCATCGTCGACAAACTCTAAACCTACAATCTTTTCAATCGCAGCAACCGTAGGTCTTACTGCTGGTGTAGGAATACGCTGTGTGAGTGGTCCTTCGGTTGTTTTAAAAACATTGCCGCCTTCTTTAAGAATCATTCTTTTGTGACTCCTTGATTTTTTCTACACCTGTAGAGAATTTTCTCGGATTAGAATTACGTATACTATTAAGAAATCTGCGCTCTAGGTCAAGTGCTTGTTCTTGTGGATAGGTATCATAAATTTTTCCTAAAAGATTGATTGCGCTTTCAATAATATTAGTACCCGTAGTCTGAATAAACTCGTTACTGTTATCTTTGCGATGTATATTATTAAGTTCTTCAAGTATGCTTCTTGTTTTTTTTCTCATTGGCTTAATTCCCTGATATAGTATTTAGCCTAGTTTAAGAAAGAGGGGCTCACCGTTGGCCCCTGCGTGTTTATTGCGTAACAACCCGGATTGTATCAATCTATTATTATATAACATATAACAATGCCTATGTCAACTTCTAATTTTAAGGTTGTAGTTAATTGCTTCTTGTAGTATTGATAAGTCAATTCCTGCAGATTTTGCAGTTTTAATTATTGCCGATGTATCTTTAGGAAAACAGTGGCCGCCAAAGCCTCGTTCTTCTGTAACTTGTGTGTGACTTTCTGTAATGCGTTCATCTTGTGCAATTTCTTTTCTAACAGGTTCATAATCAATACCAAATTCTTCGCAAAGATCAAAGATCTGATTGAAAAATGCAACCTTTGTGGCAAGAAAACTGTTGCGGAAATATTTAATTAATATAAGTTGCTCAACATCATGCACTCTAATGTCTATACAACCTAAGAGTTCTAAGAAAAGACTTTGCCAATGATGGTACCCATTGCCGCCTATAAGTATGGTATTACAATTTTTAAAATCTTGTAATGCAGATGCTGCTCTTAGAAACTCAGGTGAAAAACAAATTTCTCTATCAGGATAAAGTTCTTGTATTGTGTTCCAACCTTCTAAACTAATTGTGCTTTTAATAAGAATAGGTACGTCTGGAGCGTTGCGTAACACATCTAAAACATTGCTCATGTCACAACTGCCGTTATCTGCTTCTGGAGTAGACACGCAAACAATAATCATATCAGCATGTCGCAAATCGCCATAGTGTTCCTTAACAGGATCACTTATAATTACAGTATGAGATTGCTTAAAGATGCTTTCGTGTGCTTGTCCTACAAACCCGTAGCCTGCAATTCCTATTTTCATTCGTTTTCTTTTCTCGCAAATTTAATATCACAATAACCACAAACTACATAACCGTCGTGTGGCACTTTGTAATATGTAAGAGGGTGATCGTTGTTTTCACCAGAACACTTTGCAGTGTCACCATCTACATATACAATACGTTCTTCGTAACCTTTTACTCTATTCATCGTTTACCTAATGCTCTCAACATCATTTGTTGATCATGTTTCTTTAGATATTCTTCTTCTATAGTTCCATAAGAACCGCATTTGTCTAATTCATTTTGTACATAAAATAATAAATCATAAAGTTCTCTTTTGCAATCCCAAGTAACGTAACCGTCCATTCTTGGATCTGTTGCTGCAAAAGTTATTTTACCTATTAATCTACATATTTCTTTAGTATTCCAATCTTTGATCATATTGTATATATTAACCAAAGTCTCCTGATACGTAAGCTTTGGTTTTACGATGGTTAGGATTCTCAAAGATTTTCTTTGTGCTGCCCTTTTCGATGATCTCTCCCAAATGAAAGTATGCTGTGGTATCAGAGATACGTCTAGCCTGTTGCATATTGTGCGTCACAATAACAATAGTATAGTTTTTCTTCAACTCTAGTATCAGTTCTTCAATGGCATTGGTTGAGATTGGATCCAATGCTGAACACGGTTCGTCTAAAAGTAAAATCTGTGGATCTACTGCAATACTTCTAGCAAAGCATAATCGCTGTTGCTGTCCACCTGATAGTCCAAACGCATTGTCGTTAAGTCTATCCTTGACTTCGCTCCATAGGTTTGCTTTCTTTAAACTGTCTTCTACGATAGCATCTAATTGCTCTCGTGTTTCTGCCATACGATGTAGTCTAGGACCATACGCAATGTTTTCGTAAATGCTCTTGGGAAAAGGATTAGGCTTTTGGAACACCATTCCAACTGATTTGCGTAGGTTGTTCACATTTGTGTATTGTGTTCTATAGATGTCTGTGCCATCAATATCAACGCTACCTTTGGTAACACAATCATCAATAAAGTCGTTCATCCTGTTAAGGGCTCTAAGGAATGTACTCTTGCCACAGCCACTTGGACCAATCAGTGCTGTTACATTGTTCTTGCGTATGTCCAAGTCCGCATTAATAATAGCGTGATTGTCTCCGTACCAGATGTTCAATCCTCGCACGTTCATCTTCGCACTCTTGTTAAGTTCTAGTGTGTCTCTTACCATTTTATTTCAAACCTCTTTCGTAACCAGATTGCTAATAAGTTTAATGCCACTAGGGCAACAAGTAGAACAAGGATAGCCGCACTGGTTTTCTCGGCAAAGCCTCGCTCGGGTGAGTCTGCCCATAGGAAGATTTGGACAGGTAATGTTGTAGCACTGTCTAATACACTGCTAGGAGGAACAAGAATAAACGCAACCATACCAATCATCAGTAGTGGAGCCGATTCGCCTATGGCTCTGGCAATACCAATAATGGTTCCTGTGATAATACCAGGCATTGCCGCGGGCAACACTTGATAAATTGTTGTTTGTAATCTACTAGCACCAAGTCCATTTGATGCGTCACGTATTGCTTGTGGCACTGTTCTCAAGGCTGTCCTTGCTGAGATTACGATTACGGGCAACACCAACACAGCCAGTGTGATGGCTCCAACGATACTGGCACTACGAGGCATACCAAAGAAGTTGATCAGCACTGCTAGGCCAAGCAAACCATACACAATACTAGGTACAGCCGCTAGGTTGTTGATGTTTATCTCCATAAAGTCTCTGTAACGTCTCCAGCCTGAGCCTTTGCGTTTGGGGAACTCCTCCATATAGGTAGCACAACCTACACCTATGGGAAATGCTATACAAATAGCCAAGCCAATAGTGTAAACTGTACCTACTACTGCTCCCCAGATGCCTGCTATCTCAGGGCTTCTACTATCTGAGTTCGTCCAGAAGTCCCAATTCCATGTGCGATAGATCGTACCTCGTTCTATTTCAGCATCAACGATATTACGCTGTGCATCTGATAATTTATCGTATACACCTTTGACATACATATCAACATCTGTGTGTGCTACTAAAGTATATGTGCCTGGTGTTGTGATGTCTATTGTTGAATAGGCATTAGGTGTAACAAGTCCACGCAAGTTCTTCTTGCCTGTTCTATTCAGTTCTCCTACATAACCTTCGCCTAAATCATATAATGCACTGTTGATTGTAGTCTTATTACTCGACTCTATCTGTGTTACAGTTAGATCAATCTTTGTTTGTGTGAACGCACCTACACCTCTGTAACCTAGTGTAGCAAAGAACACTATCATAAGCACTGCTGTGATAGCAAGAGCACCGCGGCAAGCCCACTCTAAGCCTTTTTGTAAGCGTCTGCGTCGACCTGATAATTTACTGTTTAAGTCTATCGATGGCATTCTTATAGTTCCTATATGCTATCCAGTTTAATATAAATGTCACAACAAACAGTGTAAAGGCTAGAGCAAATGCGGATAGCGTTTTCGCACTGTCAAACTCTTGGTCGCCTATGAGCAGTGTCACGATTTGAACTGTGACTGTTGTGACTGCGTT